TCGGATGGCTTGTGCGTATGTAGGCCATGCCAATAACGTGCTCTTGTCTTCACACACCTTCGCACACGCCTCACGCTCGGCAGAAGCGACAAGGGCGGCAAAGCGTCTAAGTCCTCCATGTTCACCATCCATACCAACAAATCCAGCTTCTTGCGCCATGCGGGTAATTTCTTCTCTGTTCATACAGGTGCGTCCTCATAGTTTTCGGGGTTGAACTTCGGAACTCGGTTGCCCTTGTCCTTCGGGTTTGGGAACGGCGGAAACGGCCACACGTTGTTTCCTGATCGGGCAGTCGCGCCCTTGGATACAGTCGTAGGTGCAACATTCCATGCCACTACTTCTGATTCTGTTTTCACGTTCAATGCGTTCGAACTCATAGTCCTCGTCCGTCTTCATGGTTGCCCCCTTGTGTAGAGTGGAATTGGTTTGTACATGCTAGACGGTTTCTTCCACCTAAAGTATCTATGCCCTACTGCGTTCTCACACAGGTACCCTATTGGTGCGGGTATTTCAAGTTGCTTGGCGTAGTGTTCTGTTACAAGTGCAGCAAAGTGTTCAATGTCCCCGTGTAAAGTCAGTCCGTTGTCCTCTATCAGTTTATAGACTTCGTCGCTTGTCATTTCTTTGTCTCCACGATAGGTCTCATCTTGCGCTGACGAAACTCTTCCTTCACAAGTGCAATGGCTTTATCCATGTCTTTAACTGTAATGATGTCCATCTGTGCATCGTGCAGTTCCATCGCTAAGTTAAGCGCATTCATCTCGTCTGATTTGAGAATGAACCTGCCGCTCTCAGCCCCACGTTTACCTACTGAACGCAATGCGTCTAGCCCGCCTTTTACAACGTCAGCATACTCTCTACCAAAGCCAAGTCGATACAGGGCTTCTACTATGTTTACTGTTGCAATCAACGTGTCGATGTCACCGCGTGTCGCAAGTCCTTTAGTCAGTGTCGACATTGCCAAGTGGGTCTTGATCTTAAGCTCCACAAGGTACTGTTCATGTTTTGCCACGGGAGTAATACTCTCGAGGACGTAGCCCAATGGGTTGACGAGTACTGACCTAGGCCGATACTTGCTTCTCTTGCGCATCGTTGAACTCACGTAGTTTGTAAATGTAGTGCATCGCTTTGCCTGCGTCGTCGCTACCATCCTTACGTCCGGCACGCATGCTGTACTTGATGATGTTGCCCTTGAGGAACCCACGGAACTCGTCGGGTGTCATCGCAGCTTCCATCACTGCCCATGGTTGGATTGGCATGTCCTTGTAGTGAGCGCCACCAACCTGCATATCGTCTGCGCGTTCAGTCATTTTTCTCGTCCTTCTTTTTAACTTGTTTAAGGTTGCGTCCAGTCACGCGGTTAGTCCAACACGAGGCACAAATCCAACGTGACGGATTCATTTGTACGCCGCCCTCTGGCAGTCGCAGCTCTTCACACTTGTTACACAACCGAGACTTGTGCACCGGTTGCTCGCTACCAATTGACAAGTGGTTGTTTACAAAATTACTCTTCATCCGATTCATCCCAAATATCGTCAGGCCACACAAGCACGGGTGTCTCAACGCCCAAGTAGCCACCTTCAATGTTGAACTCAATAAACTCACGCGCTTCCTCGGCGGTCATGCCGTCACGCATAAGTATCTCCCGTATTTTCTCGGCGTCATACACCAGTACAGATACCATGGTGCTGTCTCGCCAGATGCTTGCAGGGCCAATGATGGCCTCGTCATAGCCATCGTACTTAATCATTGCACGTCTTTCTTCTGTAGCTCGTCCAGTGGTTTCCAACCGAAGCGACGCCACACAGATTGCACATCTGCACCGGCAGTCCACACGAAGCGGTCATCGTCGGCGGGAATCTGAGGGAAGCACACAGAGCGTACAGGGATGCCCTTGTGCGTGACAGGAGTTTGCTGATTCATGATAGTTGTCCTCATATGATTGGCTTGAAACAAATTGACCCCACGACCTCGCCGCGATTGACGATGTCGTAGAACTTCCCAACGCTCTTGGCACCGGCACGTGCCATGTCGCTGAGTACCACAGTCATAGAACGTCCCAGTGTTGAGACGTACACAACGAGGTTCTCTTCGTCGACGGACAACCACTCACGGTCTTGGTCGATGTTGACGCCCAGTTCCTCAAACCCGCGCACGAGTTTGGTCTCGATGCGGGTCAGTCGGTACATAACGTCTTTAGATAAAGTCGCGTTCATATAGTTCTCACAATGCAACAGTAACCCTTGTGCCGAATGGTTCGGTCGGGTGTGAATAGCCGATGTCGGCCCAGATAACAGGGAAGGTTGGTTCCTCGCATTCCTGCAAGTTGCCCTCCATGTCGGTGAAAAAGATCAGGCCGCAGTAGCGGTCGTCACTTGTAGCCAAGTGTTCGAACACTGGTTGGAATCGTGTGCCGCCACCACCCTTGGGGTGTAGCTTAAGCATGTCGTCGCGCTCGAAGCGCTCGACCTTGGTCACACTGTAGTCGCAGTACACAACCTCGATGAACGATGGTTGCAAGTCGTCAACGATCGCCTGAATCTCAGCGGCAATCTGGTTGCATTCCTTGGGGCCCATCGAGCCTGACGTGTCAAAGCCAATAGCCAAGCCACCGAGCGAGTCAGTGCGAAGCGATGGCATGTACAAGCCAGAGCCAATGAAGCGACGTGAAGGACGCAGGTACGTGTAGTCAGCGGCAGATGATTCTGTCAGCATGGAACGAGTCACGTCTTGCCAACGCACATGGGGTTGACCTACGTTGTCAAGGACACGATCGATGAGGGTAGAACCCTGACCACATTCCTTGGCCATCTTAGCGGCGGCAACAATGGTAGCTTCCATGTCGACACGAGTCGCCTCGTCTTGTGCATCCTCGAGATCACCCTTGCCATCGAACCCGCCTGCATTGGGCTGACCATCGCCCTCGCCCTCGCCATCACCGGAGCCCGAGCCACCCATAGGGGGCGGAGGATTTTCCTTGAGCTTGGCATAGACTTCCTCGGAGGACATGCTCTCACGTACCCACGACAAGTTGACGCCGCCCTTGGGTAGTTGCCACCCACGGCTACGGATGTAGGCGTTGATGAGTGCGTCATTGGCGTAGTTCCACAAGCTAGGGTCACGGCCATCGCGACGCCACATGTGCATCATGACAACGTGCACAGCCTCGTGTAACACGAGACCGAACAACTCCTCGTCAGTCAGTGGATCACAGAACGCAGGGTTGAAGCGAACCCATGTGCCATTGGTACCGGCAGTGGATACCTTGTCAGAGACCTCGCGCTTGACGCGTGTCATGACGGCGGCAATGAATGATTCGCGCAGACCGAGCTTGCTGTATGCAACATCGATGCGGTCAGATAGTGTGCTCATAATTTCTCCAGTAAGTAAACAAGTTAATCCCATGGGATTAGGTCAATTATATTCCAATGCGAACAACGACTCAACAAACACACGCGCAGTGGCAAGGTCATCGAAGCTCTGCACATCGTCGAACGTGTTGCGTGTCACAACCCAACCCTTGTCTGAGTCAAGTAACCCAGACATGTTGTAGGCAGGGCGGACGAACGCAAACGCATGCCTGACGTGCATCTGCTTGAGTGAGCTAGCCCGCGAGCGTTTCTCAACATAGGCAGTCCACGAACCCACGGGTGTGTTCTGCCATTTGAGCTCGGGTCGTTTGTCAACCATCTTCATTTCATTGCAAACGCCGCTTGGTTGGCAATAGCCCACTGTGTGAATGCCGCGCTCTTAGTGATCGTGCGGTCACGCTTGTGTGCCAGTTTGATGGTGAGTGTCTGCACCTCGCCGGGCATCTTAGCCAAGAACTTCCATGCCTTGTCGAAGTTGGTAGCGTCGAGGCGTGTAGCCAAGCCCATAGCGACGCAATAGCGTACGTTGAGTTCCTTGGGCACAGGCACGTCCTTGCCTTGCAAGATGTCCTCGATACGTGGCATGGATTCCCATACACGCAGGTGTGTCTCGAAGATCATGGCCGCCTCTTCACCGACGTCACCCTTGATAAGCTCGACGCGATCCTGCACGGGCAGGTCAAGCTCCAGTGTGTGCGACACAGCGAACCATGAACGTGGTGAGGGGAAGGGACGAATGTCACCAGTGGGCTCGAACTTGTGCAACAAGTCAGGGCGGTCTTGCAACAGAGACAGAATCTCTGGGCGAATGCCACGTGTGATTGCATGGGCAACGAAGTCGTCGATCGTGGTGTTGACGTCGATGTCACACATGCGGTTCTGTAGCGGTGCGGCTAGGTTAAACGTCACGCCTCGGTCGGTCTTGCGATTGCCTGCGGCAATGACCATCCACTCAGGGGGAATGCCGAAGTCCTCGGGCGTCAGGCACAACTGGTATGCGGCGGCCTGCACTGAGGGGGGAGCTGACGTGATCTCGTCAAGGAACAGTAGACCTGCACCTGACTCGGGTAGGAAACCGGGGCGTGCCCAGTGTGTGCGGCCATCGACAACGTGCGGGATACCACGAAGGTCAGTGGGCTCCATCTGTGCAAGGCGAAGGTCGACGACCCCTTGCCAGTTAGATACATGCTCAGACAATAGCTTGCTTGTCTGGAACACAACCTCGGACTTGCCGATGCCCGATGGGCCACGCAAGAAAGTTGTACGTGCTCGTGTCTTGTCGTTGAGGTAACGCTTAACGAGGATGGGGGTAACGTGTGCAATACGCATGATAATTTCCTATAAGTGAACAAGTTGAAAGGTGCCGATGAACCGCATCGGCTACGGGTAATCCCATGGGATTAGTTTAGGGGAGAAACGGGCATGCCGTCAACAACGTCAGTTGGTGCGGCCTCAGCGGCGGCACGTGCTTCCTGCTCTTGAGCTTGCGCTTGTTGGATGATGTTGTCGATCATTCCACGCATAAGACCATGAGGGCCTGCGTCGAGGGTACGCAACAAAACCTGCAATGCGTTAGCATCAAGATTCATCTCGAGTTTGATTTGGTAGTTCATAAGTTTCCTTGGGTTAATAAGTACCTGCGGCTAAGCAGGCATACAGTTTACTCTCAGTCAGAGTCCAGTGCAAGCTCAGCGTACTGAGCTGTTGTAAATTGTCTAAGCGCTATGTTGTTAACAGTCGACTGACGCTTGGTACGCTTGTGTCGCTGTGCAGTCCAGTCGTATGTCACCTCTTCAGCTTGACACAACAGCGGGAACAGTTGCATGGCTACGTCAGTAGTCACCACAAGCCCTTGACCACCGAGCTCAATGATGCAGTATGTTTCGGGCTTGGCCATGATTACTCCAGACGCAGGACTTCTAAGCCCTTGCCATCATTGGTCAGTGACGATGTTGTAGCACCAGAGCCAAACACCTTGGCACAACGTGACGACACAGACGAACGCAGTGACTGCATAGGTAATCCGTCAGGCAAAGCGATGATCGCTGACTGACCAACACCTAGGGTGTCAATGACTGCTCGGTAGTCAACAACACCACGCACGTCAACCACTGGCTTAGCAGACTTCTTAGGTGCGACGACAAGCTCGCCATACTCATAGCCCTCGGGTGAAATGATCTTGAGATCACAGCCTAAGTTAGTGAGCTGATTGGCAAGGCGTTCGATGGTTTTTTCTGTAATAGACATGGTTTAGTCCTCCAACATTGAGTTAATAGAATCGAGTAATGCAGTTGTCTGAATGTTGACCTCTCGACGTTTCTCAGGGTCGTCACGCAGTTGTTGTGGGTGTGGCGTTGTGTCCGCCACGGTCTTAGCTAGCGACAAGATGTCGTCAGGCAAGATGCCTGCGAAGTCATGAAGCAAGTTAATTTCTTCAGCGATGTTCTCGCACACTGAGTCACGGAAGATCGGTGAACGTACCTCAACGGCACCAGTTTTCTTGTTGATGATCTCGCGGTCAGTGCGGCCAGTCACCTCATGTAAGCGAGCGACAACTTCCTTCAGACGCTCCAGTGGTGCACGCAGTACAGCGTTCATGGATTCCTTGGTCGCGTCCTCCACTTGTTGCCTGAGTGTGTTGAGCTCGTCCTCCTGCATAGCTACACGGAAGTCGGTCATGTCAGTGATCGGGCGGTAGTTGATACGGAAGCGGAATGCACTACGCAAGTCAGTCAGGTCAGGGTAAGCGTTGGGGTCGAACAGCTCACCTTGGCTAGCTTGTGCATGCATCATGACGTTGCCCCAGTTGTTGAGGAACGCAGTCACGGCCTGCTCGAACTCGATCTCGAACTTACCCATGCGCTCAGTGAACTGCATGAAGCGTGCCGAGGGGAGCATGTCCTGCCCTCTGTCCCACGGGTAGGTTGTGCTCTCGATGTAGGCACGGGCTTGTGACTCGACCATGTTGATCGGTTGCACCAGTGACTTGGGATACAAGTCCTTGCGGTACTGGCCTGCACCATGGGCGTTGTTGGCACGCTCAGCGTCTGAGGTAGCCTTGGCGTCCTTCTGAGTCATCTGTGGTTTGCTGACTGACAGGGACACTAGCAATGCGTGATCTTTAATAGACATAAAATTCTCCAGTTAAAAAGTTAATCCCGTGGGATTAGAGGGCGTCACGGATGACGGTGCGGACAGCTTCCTCGAAGTCACCGCCTGAGAAGTTGGGCTCATAGTCAGTGAGTTTCTGGTCGACAACATCGTCGATCTTGGAGTCGAAGTCGAAGTCGTTCATGGCGTCCTCTACCTTTGACTCGACCTGATCGTCGATGTAGACAGCGGTTGCGTTATGCACAGCCTCGCGTGTCTGGTCGTCGTCGTTAAGTAACTCAATGAGTGAACTACGTAATGCCTCTGCGTCAAGCGCAAGCACTGCCTGAGTCTCAGCTTTCATCTTGCTGATAACTGCGTCTGCAACGTCCGACACAAGTTTGTCGTACACGCCACCAAAAATTGATAACATTTGTGATTGATCCATGATGATCTCCAGTGAATAAGTAAAGTGAACAAGTTAATCCCACGGGATTACGGAAAGAACAAGGGGTGTGGGCGATCCCCTAGTCCATAGTCATTATTGTACCACTATGTGGTGTGGATGTCAAGTCAAGGGCACGTGCAGTTGTAGCTCTAATTGTCCGGGATGCAACGACCTGCGTTTCTCCCATTCCAATTCCTTGATGGCCTCATTGATCGTGGAAACCTTGTCCTCAACCAAGTCAGTGTCAAGCGGCAGGGAACTCTCGTACCCACCTACGTTGTACACGTGCTCGAAGTCAGGCTTGCCATCAATCATCTGCGTCACCTCAAGTCGCACCCAATGCCAGTCCTCCTCATACCAACCCTTGAGATACTTGTAGTCCTGTTCGACCGCCTTGGTGCAATCCTCGGGCGTCTTGTGACCCCACTCCCTGCGTGCAATGTCAAGCGTCGAGAAAAAGTCGTAGTACAGCCGATGCACTGTGCGTCTGTCGTACCTGAACAGTGGTTTCAGCATACGCAAGCGAGTCTCTTCCTCAAGGTCAGGTTCCTCGTCGATGATGTGTTGCTCCAGTTGCTCAGCGTTCAGCGGGTTCCAATCCATCTCGAGCACAATCCCGTGGCCGTCCGACCACTCGAGCGGGGAGCCTGCGTCATAGTCTTGGTACCAACGCACTCGGTACACCTTGCCGCACTTGTGTGTGAACATTTCCTCATGTGTGATGTCGTCGTCATAGCTCATGATGTTTCCTTATGTAAAGTTTGATTTGCGTGTCAGCTCGATGTAGTTGTCCACGTACACGTGGATGTTGTCGTCATGTACACCGCTCTGCTCTTCAATGTCATCGTCTTCCTCGCCTAAGCGCAGGAACACAAACGCGCCCTCGTACCCATCCCGTGCAAGTTTCATGAGTTTCTCCTGCATGTCAACCCATGGCGTCGACTCGTACCACTTCACGTCCTCGTAATGCACACGTATCTGGTACGGAAAGTCCACGTCGTGTTCGTCGTAGTGAAAGTCGAAGTCGTTGATTACCTCGAGCCCGTACTGCACCTCTGATGCAACGAGCTTAGCCTCCAAGTGGAATGCGTTGCGGTGATCCTGCGTCTTAAACAAAATGACGTACTTTACGTCTGATCTGTAACCCATAATAGTTCCTTTCTTA